GTATTGCGCACTACGTCGATCAACCGAAGCCCGGAGGCTGGGATTTTTTGCTTTGTGCCGGCGTCCAGCGCTTTTTCTTCGTTGACCGAGTAAGCATCCGGCTTCAGCTGCACAGCGGCCTGATAAAACTCATTCAGCCAGCCAATCAGCTCTTCATTGGTCCAGCGGGTGCCGGCGGCCGTCACCTCCTGCAGCACCAATTTTGCGTTGTTGATGATCGAAGCAACGGTGGTGACGGCCATGACTTACACCTCCCGCATATTGCGCTTTTTGGCCAGCGCGGCGGTGTACGGGTAAAACACTTTGGTGCGAGTGTTCTGCAGCAGTCGGCCCTGGTATTTCAGGTCGCTGTCGTGATCAGAGGGTCCGGCTTCACCTGGCTCTGCAGTCGCGGCCGGGTCAGGCTCAGTGGTATCACCACCTTGCTCGTCGCCTGCCTCTTGCGGCTCCGGCTCGCCCTCGTGCTCGTCCAGATGGGCATGCAGCTCGGCGCGCAGAATGTCCATGTTTTTGCGGCGGTCCAGCTCCAGCGGCGGGGTCAGCTCTCGGCCAATCGCCTCCAGCTTTTCCTTGTTGCCGGCTTCATCAATGCGGTTGCGGATTTCCTCGCTCATGGGGAAAGCTCCTTCAGTGCAATCAGGGAAAGGTTGCCGCCCCGAAGGGCGGCGTCAGGCGGTTAGCCGCGCTCCGCGTACAGGTGACCGGCCGCTTTCGGGTCGATCATCTCGTAGCCGAACACGTTCAGGCCGCGGATCAGCTTGCCGAAGTCTTGCGGGTTCGGCAGCGTCTCCATGTTGGTCATCTGGCTGGCGAAGGTCAGCGCCTTCTTGTGGCCAAACATGACGTTGGTGGCCTTGTTGGTGGTGGTCGCGTCGGTCACAACACTCATGTTGTTGGACACGTACACATCGAACCGATCCAGCTGGCCAACCTTGCCGTTGCGGAACACGGAGTCGTTATCACCCATGGCGCTGGCATCGCGCAGGTCGGACTTCTTCAGCATGCCGTTCATCCACGCAGGGAGGATGATGTAGCGCTGATCGTCCGGCACGTTCTGCTCGTCCAGCACAGAGCCGCAATCCACGATTACGTCCATGATGTTGGCCTTGGTGATCGCCACCGGTGCGCCGGCTTCGCCCAGGTTGTAGGAGCCAGACTTCACGCCCGCTGCAGCGCCGGTGTTCTCGGCGGCCACGTCGGCGTAAACATCGCCCAGGATTTGGGTGTCGATGGCAATCTTCATCTGCTGACCGGCGTCATCAGACCAGTTGTCCATCAGCTTGATGTCCGCCTGGTAGGCGTCTACGTCATTGACTTCGAAGGCAAACGGTAATTCCCAAGGTTTCCCAAGGGCCCAGACTATATCATCACCCGGAAAAGAGCTTCCGGGGGCGGGCGCTGCAACTAACGACTTGAGGAAAGATTGTAGTACCCATTTCTTCTAGGCTCTGGATACTCAAATTTGTATGCCATATCGGGCGTTGCGTAGGGCTTGAGCTGATCGAGAAGCTTTCTGAGCTCGCTTATTCCGCGCCTCAGGAAATACCCGCCTTTCACGTGCTGGCGAACATTTAGCGAGCAATCGAAGTTTTCCTCAATCCAGTCTCGCAGCTTCTCAACATCTTCTTTCGGGAACCCATAAAGGCCCCAGACGCCCCATCCGCCACCATGACCCGGTCGCTTGTCGATCTGCAGATGGCCGTCATCCATCCACCAGTAGGCCAACCCTTCCAGGGTAATGTTATTCAGAACGTAATCATTGATTCGCTTCTGTTTAACCTGGCCTCTGTCGCCATACTCGCAAATGTTATTCGCTATTTGAGAGAGGCGAGGATGCACTCTGGTCTGCAGTCTAACGACCGGATAACGCTTGCCTCCGCGCTTTGCGGTTGCGGACGATTCCGATATGGGCAGCGGGTAATCAAAGAGGTGCTGAATTACTCCAGCCTTATGCTCAAGATAGCCTCGCTGCTCCACCGAGTGCGCAATGCTGATTTTGTGGTTTCCGCTCGCATCTCCATTCCGCAAATAATTGCGGTAGAGGCTGGCGTCACCCATAACCATTCCGATAATTGCGCCTCGGATATCTTTCCTTCTTTTCAGCTGGCTCATGCCTGCCTACTCCATAAGTGGTTAGTTTAGTCGTTGAACCTTCCGCCACTGTCGCGACGGCTTGGCTGCTGATTGCCTTACTGTACAAATGCACAGCTTAGGTTTCCAGCAATTCACCCACTTTTCAACACTGATTACTCAGTGAAGGTACTCTGCTGAATACTTAGCCTGATCAATGTGCAGCTCTACCTTGTCGGAGGTCGGCTTTTCGTAGCTCAGGCCGCCGCCAATCTGGTAATCGTTGATCACGATGGACGGGGTGGTGCGGATTTCTACGGTGTCGCCCTGGCCGCGAATTTCGCCTTCATAATCGGTGTTGGCGATTTCCGCAAAACAGGTGCGGGCGTACAGCTTTTCGACCAATTTCCCGCTCCAAACCTGCGGGATAAAGCCGCTGGCGCTAGTGCTGGAATAGTCCGGATGGCCTACGTCACGAGTTGGACCTGCCATGATATTTCTCCTTCAAAAAGAATCGGGAACCCGCCGGGGCCTACTGGATGCGGCCTTCCTTTTGGGCTCGGAAAATGTCGGCTTCCAGTCGCTGCGCCTCGTCTCGGCTGTATTTGCCTTGCGTCTTGTCCCGGTAGAACTGACTGATCTGCGCGCGGGTCCACATGGTTTGCCCCTGCGGGGTTTCGGTGGCCCGGCTGGTTTGCGGATCAATCTGGTCTTCGGGGATGCTCGGCTTCTGAGGTTGCTGCGACTGGTCAATAAAGGCTTTGAACACGCCGGCTACCTGGCCTGCGTCCAGTGCCTGCTGCGCTTCAATCAGCGTCTGTTGGCGCTGCTTACCGGTGTGCGGGTCAAATCCAGCCAGGAACTGGTGAAAAGCGGGGTCGTTGTTGAGCGTCAGGTAGTTTGGCACCAGGTCTTTCAGGGCGGTCCAGAAAGTCGCTTCCGCGTTCTGGCGCTTTTCCTGTTCAAACTGGTTTACCTTCTGCTCCAGCTCATCCACTTTCGGGTTGTGGCCGGTGTCACGACTGGTCATGCGCTTGACGAAATCCACCAGGTCTTCACCAAACTCATCCTTGAACTTCTCCAGCTGCTCTTCGGGGATGCCGCTGGTGTCGCTGGATGACTGGCTTTGAGCGGTTTTAAGCTCTTCGATCTGGCGATCACGTTGTTGCACCTGGGATTCCAGGTCGTGGACCTTCTGCTGCAGCGCGGGCACCTCGGCGTTGTACTTGCCTTGCAGGACGTTGAAGCGGTTTTCCCAGTAGCTTTCCGGCTTGGCCTCTTCGGGCTTTGTCTCGGGCTCCTGAGAGCGCTTGCTGTCCTCGGCAGTACCATCGGGGGTGTCTGCGGATTGCGGCGCATTTCCGGTGGCGTCAGGCTGCTTCTCGCTCGATTCCGGAGCCGGGGTCTCGCCGGGGTTCTCGGAAGGCTCGAAGTGTGCGGTGGCGTTGTCCACCTGCTGCTGAACGGACTTCGGTAGTGGCATATCAACTCCTGATAAGTGAGCCGGCATGGCCGGGGTTCACGATTCGGGGTCACGGGTTCGGCCGCCTGTCTGCAGTCAGGCACCGAGCGTTCGCCCACAAAAAAACCGCCTCCCATCACTGGTGAAGCGGCTTTCTGGTGGGGCCTGGCGTACCAGGCGGCGTTATTGGTCGAAGCGCTTTCGCACTACGTCCGGGGATTGCTGGATGTCGTCAATAAGCTCGCCCCGGGCCTTGATTGAACCCTGCAGGCGCATTAACTGAGCGTGCTCCTGCGCCTGCTCCAACTGCTTGCGGTCTTGCTCCTGCTTGCGGTTGAGCCAGTCCAAAACCTTGCGGCCCTCGGGGGAGCGCGCGATTCTGGCCAGGGCCTTCCATTCCTGCTCTTCCAACGGGCACCTCCTGTTGGGGTTGGTGCATCATGCCCATGATCTCCAGAAGCAGCTTGCGGGCTTCCAGCGGGGTCAGGGTGCGGGTTTTTTCGGTGTCGGCCTGCGTTTCCTGCATCTCGGCCTGCGTCTTGGCGGCGTTGGCGGTGCGCTCCTGAGCCTGAGCGGCTTTCTCTTGCGCTTCCGCTTCTTTGATTGCCTGCTCCAGCTGCTGCATGGCCTGGCCGGCCTGCTGCTGCTGAGCCATGTTCTCCTGCATTTTCTCTTCGGAGGGGATCACGCCCGGCATGTCCAGCTTTTCGGCCACGGCTTCAAGCAGGTCTCGGCGTCCTTCCTGACCAATAATGCTCATGTCGAACTCGTTGGCGGTCATGGCCAGGAACTCGGTGCGCATCTGGTGGGTTTGCTCGCGAATCAGCATGGCGCTGGAGCCGCGCGGCACCACGTTGCAGTCGCCTTTAATGGCCTTGTCGTCGCTGTACTGCATGTTGTGCAGCCACAGAGCTTCAATCACACGGCGAATCACGCCCCGGTCAATATGGCGAATGGCGTCTTTGATGCCCTTGTTGGCGCTTTCCATCAGCATGGACAGGCCGGAGGCTGTCTGTCCGGCCCCGCCCACGGACTCGTTGCCGTAGGCGTAGCGGGGAATGTTGGTGGCGTCGTCGGCTTTGATTTCGAACCGCTCGAACACGGTCAACAGTTCATTGGCGTTGCTGGTTGGCTGGTAGAATCGAACGGCCGGGTTGTTGCCGGTGATGTTGGAGTCCTTGGTGCGCCAGACTTTCCACGGATAGATATCCGTCGGGTCTTCGCTCGGGTCCAGACGGTCTTCGTACACCTCTACCTGGGGGCCGGAGGAAATTGCCAGGTTGTTGGCCAGGGAGCGGGCAGTGGCGTTGCACATATCCTGAATGTCGGCCATCAGCTCGGGGATGGCGGTACCCCAGAAGGAGCCCGGCACCGGCTGGAAACTGGCCTTGTGGTAGGGCCGGCGCTCCAGCGGATCGCGGTTGATCTTGACGCGGATCACGTGACGACCAATCAGCGTCGCCTCGATTTCGTACTCGGCCAGAGGGTCTTCGATGTCGTCCGGATTTACACCCCACTGCAGCAGGCTGGTGCCCTGAGCGCCGCCGGAATAAATTAAGGCGTCAATGGTCTGGCCTCGGGTGAGCCATTCATGACCCCGGCCTTCCAGCTGTGCCCGCTCGCCGTCGGTCCAGAGCCAGTCACGCAACCCATTCTGGCCGTGCTCCTGCAGCACCTGCTTAATCGCCTCGGTGTCGTAGGACGGCACACCAATCATCTTCTGCAGCTGGCCCCGGGTGAAGCGGTCGCGCTCGATGATGTAAGCGCCGTCGTCAATGTCCACTGCGTCCGGGCTCGGGTACAGATCAAACGGGCTGACCCGATACCACTCGGGCCGGATCTCTTGGGTTTTGATCGGCTTCCAGCCTTCTTGCCAGGCCAGCGTTGAGACGCGGCGCAGGCTGTGACCACGAATAAAGGCGGCCGGGTAGGTCACGAAATCGTCAATGAACGCCTCAAACGCTTCATCCCACCGACCCTCGGCCATCTGATCATTGATCAGCTCTTCGTGTCGCTCGGCGGCTTCCTCGGCGCGCTCTTGCGCAGCCCGGCGAACATGATCCTCGGCCTTTTTCATCACCTCGTCCGGATCCACCGGCGACATTTGCTGGCCTTGCTGCTGAGCCTGCTGCGCTTGAATGGCCTGCTTCTGCTGGAACTGCTGCATGAACTGCTGAAACACCGGCATCAGGTAGGCCGGCGGCACCTCGGCAATCGGCGTAGGCTCCAAGCCCCAAGGCTTTTCGTTGGCCGGCATCAGGATATCGCGCACCCAGGCAGCGGCGGCCCGGCACTTGGTGTTAGTCAGCATCATGTAAATGGCGCTGCCGCCTTCCTGCCGGATCGCTTCGAGCTTTTCGGCGGGATACTGGCCTTTCCGGCGGCGCAGGCAATCCAGAAGCCGAAGCTCCATTTCCTGCTTGGCCATCTTGGCCTCATCCCACGACCGGCGAATGTGAGCGCCCAGGGAGCTTTCCAGCAACTCTTTGCGGCGAGCTTCTTCGTCGGCCAGCTGCTGAGCCTGCTCTTCGCGCATCATGTCACCGGCGGAGCGATACTGAAGCAATCCTGTACTAGCCATTCGCGGCGGCCTCTTCGGTCATAATCTCGTACATGGCCTGATCAATGATCTGCTGGCGCTTGCGGCGGCGGCCACCATTGCGGAGCATCGGGTGAATGTGCTCGAAAATATCGTGCAGGTACGCGGTCGGGTTGGCCTGAAACTCCCG